GGGGATCAAAGCCCAGTTCGCCGAGAGCTACAATGCCAAGGCCAAGGTGATCGAGCGGTTCTTCAAGACCTTCCAGGAGCAGTTCGAACGCTTCATCAGCAGCTTCCGGGGAGCCAATGTAGCCGATAAGCCATCCACTCTGATGCGAAACGAGAAGTGGGCAAAGAAGCTCTATACCTCAGAACCTCCCACTACCGACGAAGCGATGCAGATGATCGGCTACTACATCAGATACGTATATGGCAATACTCCCCACCGGGGATTGGATAACCGCAAGCCCTGGGAGGTATTCAACTCGGCTCCCAAGCCATCTGACAGACTGGTCAATCCCTCCCGGCTCAACTTCATGATGCTGAGCGTGGAGCGCAAGGCCATCCGCAACGAAGGCTTGGTGCTGAATAAGATGAAATACTGGCATCCTGCCTTGGTTGAACAAATGGGCAAGCCGGTGGTAATCAGGTACGATCTGGCTGACGCTAGATGGGTGCTAGTCTATAACGAAGCCGATGTATTCATCTGCCAGGCAGCCCTGCGCCAGACCCAGCATCCCTTCATCCAGGCTGATATGCAGAACAGCAAGTCACATAAGGAATACCGCCAGGAATACACTCAGATCAAGAAGCTGCAGCGGCTGACCGAACAGCGGACCCGGATGTTCGTCCGCAGCAATCAGGAATCGGTGGATAAGCTGCTCAAAAGCTACGTAAACGAACTCCCAGCCGATAACAACCCCACCTTTATCCAACCAGCCATGATCGAGGCTCCCGCACCGGGTCCGGAAGAGGAGATCGCCAGGCTGGAGCAGATAGTAATCGAGCAGGATCAGGCAGCAGCTACGAACCTGCCAGAGAATACCAACAACGATCAAAATCAAGATGTTATCGAAGGCACGAGTGAGTTCGATCCCTTCGATGATGAGGAATTCAAACAAATGCTTAAGACGATCGGAATCAAATAAGGAGGATTAGATGAAGCAAGGTAAACTGGTACCGATCCACAACGTCAAAAAAGCCGATGAATGCATCGACTTCCTGCTCAAGCGTCCCCGCCTGGAGATGGTGGGACTGGGTATGCTGTATGGCAGACCCGGCCTCGGTAAGACCACCTATGCCAGCCGCGTCTCCTATGCCCGGGGATACGTGTATATCAGACTGGAAGCTACAACCACTCCCAAGACCTTCGCCAAGGAACTGCTGCAGAACCTTTACCGGAGCCTGGGCATGGGTGATTATCTCCCAGTGGGAACTACCAACAACATCTATAAGCAATGTATCCAACTGCTGCTTGATAATGAGGATACCGTCATCATTATCGATGAGATCGACTATGCCTTCCGCTATCCTCAGTTACTCGGATCGATCAGAGATCTGGTGGATGAAACCTTCGCGGTTGTGATTTTGGTGGGCATGCAGAATGCTATGGACAGGCTTAACCAGATCAATGCCTACTATTTCGACCGCTGCAACTACTTCTATGAGTTCGAAGCGGTGAGCAAGGACGATATCAGAATGTTGGGCACGGAACTGATGAACATCCCCTGCCCGGAGTCTCTGGTTAACTACATCAACCACAACGCTGCCGGCAACCTGAGAAAAGCCATCAAGATAATGCACATGCTCGAAGCCAGCGGCAAGATCAATCCCATCCAGGCTATGAACCATATCCAGGGGGCCTTATGAACGAGCAAGGTATCTTGATCGACCGCTTTGTAGACCGCTTCGTTAGCTACTTCAACTTAGATCTGATCTGTGAGTGCACCGGAGTAGACCGGGATGTGGTTCAGGAGCGCCTTAACCAGCTCATTATGGGCAATGTGATCCGCAGGGTATCCAAATACGAGGATATCTATGTAACTAACCGGGGCCGGTATGCTACCAAGGTATCAACCATCCATTGCGGTAACTGGTCATTCGACCTCAAGGCCTGCCAAGATATCTGCTTCCTGCTCGAACTAAGCCAGATAAAGAGCATCCGGCAATTGGCTGCCAAGATGCAGCGCAGCCGCCAGTGGGCTTATCTCTACCTGGAGGCTCTGATCTCAGTCGATGCGGTGGGTATCCGCAAGTCCGGATACTATACCAAGGACATAGGCAAGGCCTTCAGGGTTGGCTCGGTGATCAAGAAAGGCGTCATCAGGCAGAAGCGCCTGGAATGTGGGATTAAGCACACTCCTCACCGCAAAAGAACTACTAAAACCGCTAATCACAAGTAAACAGCGAGGGCATTCTATGACTCAGGAACAGCGAGAACGAAAACTACGTCAACAGATACATGGCCTCAGGGTCAAGAAGTTCCACTGGCCGCTCGATGCCTTCAGATTCATCATCAAAGGCCTGGGCTATGGTGAATCGCTTAGAGCCTTACCTGAGGATCGCTTAACTGAGTTGAAGGCACTCCTGCTCAAATACCGTAAGCATGGCAGACCTCAAATCTTTACTTTCGACCGCCAGGGCAAGTACATGTTCTATCTCATGAAAAGCACAGGCTGGACCGAGTCCGAGCTTCGGGCATTCATGATCAACCACTTTTCCAAGACTCACTGGAACCTACTCAACAAAAAGGAGCGCAGAGCTGTGATCGCAATGCTGCAGAACTACATCAAACAGAATGAAAAGAAAGCCAAAGATAATAAGGAGACATCTAATGGACACACCCAAGACCCCCAAGGCTAAGAAGCCCCTACCCACTCGTATTGACGCTAACGGACAGAGCATCCCCACCTCGATCATTAGACCTGAGATCCTGAAGCAAGATGCCATCGTAACCAAGACCATCAACCGGGCTATCAAGCTGCATGATCGTATGGTAGCTGACAAGAACCAGTTCTTTGAGGACGTGGAGCTTTACCTCCAGCAGGTAGCCGAGAAGAATGGACTGGACTGGAAGGGCAATGCCGTTCTTAACAGCTTTGACGGCAAGTACCGGGTTGAGATCAGGTTCAAGGAACGCATCCAGTTCGGTATCGAACTCCAACTCGCCAAACAGAAGATCGATGAGTGTCTGAAAGCTTGGTCTGCCGACTCCAACGTCAATCTCCGAGCCATCATAAGCGAAGCCTTTCAAGTCGATAAGAAAGGCGAGATTGCCAAGTATCGCATCCTGCGCCTTCGCCGCTACAACATCAAGGATCAAACCTGGAAGGAAGCGATGGAGCTGATCGACCAGGCCATCCAAGTGGTATCCACCAAGCAGTACATCAATTTCTATGAACGTGACGAGTCGGGCCAGTTCCGCCAGATCGTCCTCAACTTCCCTGCCCTTTGAGAAAGAGTGGCAGCGTAATGCATCTCTATTTGATAAAAGCACAGGAGAATGAATAATGGCACCTATGAATACCAACACTGCAGAGGAACTGAACACGATGAGCATCTTCAATGATGAACGCACCTACCGCACCGATGAGATAGCAGACATGCTCAAGGTCGACCGCTCCAGCGTCTACCGCTGGATACGTGACATCGGTGATCCTCTGCCTGCTTTCAGAACTAAAGAAAACGGACAGCTGCGCTGCTCCGGTAAAGACCTCAACCTCTATCTGCTAAAGCATAAGGTACGCCCTGAATATGAGTAATAGCCGTGAGTTCCGCATCAAGCGGGACAACTGCAAAGAAGCCTATCTGAACGGTAAGACAGAACCCACTGAGCTGGCGGTGATCTTCGGTGTGTCCGATATCACCGTCCGCAAGTGGATCAAGTCCGGCAAGTGGGACGAGATGTTCAAGGAAGAGCGTAAGCTTGACCATGAGATCAACTTGGCTCGCAAGAAGGCACTCATCCAAGCACTGCGTGAATATGCCAAGAACCCTGCCGATACCGCCCTACAGAGCCTCGTAAGCCTGATCAAGCAGAACCAGAAAGATAGTGAGCCTGCCAAGGAACTGAACGACTATATCGTACGCTTCCTAGATCAGGTAACCGACTTCATGATTGAGAAAGGACATGAGACTATGATCAAACAATTCCAAGGCATAGTCCTTGACCTTGCCGAGTACTTAAGAGTTAGAAATGGATAATATTACAGCCACGGACATGGTTGCCTCCGTACAAGCCTCCAAACCAGACCTACCTACCCTCCAACCCGACCAAGCGGAGCCGTCGCCTCCGGCTCCGCACTTTCATGAACAACCTCCTGTAAAAGGTTATGTCTAAGAAGTTCATTCAGCGACATAACAAGGCACTGGCGGAGATCGCTTCAAAAACGATCTCCGTCTTGCCTTTTATAGACGATAATCCTGAAGCCAAGACTGACAGGATCAGGCGAACCAACGGAGAGGGCTGGGATGCCTTCTCATTCTTCTGCCATACATATTTCCCGCATATCTTCCCACTACCTTTTTGCCCAGCACATGAGACTATGTTCGATGAGACTGACAAGGGCTCAGGCATCATCGGAATCACAGGTTTTCGTGGGCTGGGCAAAACGGTACTTATGGGAGTGGTCTATCCGATCTGGAAGATCATCAAAGGTGAACGCTATGTGATCCATACAGCCGCAGACGTAGATCTGGCGCAGGAACGTACTGCTTTCACCTTACATGAGCTACAGAACAATAAGCGGCTCACTATGGACTATCCGGAGCTGCAGCCAGTGGATGCCTTTGATCTCGACTTCTATCTCAAGAATAAGGCAAGAATACGAGCCAGGAGTATCAAGCAGAGTCATAGAGGAACAATCAATCCCAAGACCGCCAAACGCCCCGGTCTGATCGTCTGTGATGATATCGACAAAGAAGAGAACATGGGTAACCAGTCCATTGGTAAGCGCAGGATGGAAAAGATCACCCAGGAGCTTGCCGGAGCTCTCTCGCCAGAGGGAAATGGCAAGATCGTCTGGCTCGGTAACCTGGTACATCCCAATTACTCCATCTGTCAGTTTCAGGAGCTCATATTAGGCGATTTACGAGCAGATAATCCAGAATTGGACGTTACCTGCCAGATTGCATTAAAGACCCACCAAAAGGCGATATTGCGCTTCTCTCTCGAAGATATGTATGGCAAGTCCATCTGGGAGGAGCAGTACCCCACTGCCACTCTGCCTAACCTGAGAGCTAAGTTCGGACATACCGGCTATCAGAGGGAGATGCTTGGACAGCCGGTTATCGAAGGTAACATCTTCAAGAACCACTGGTTCACCAAGTATAGATCTCTGCCAGAACCATCTCAGATGAAGCGGGTCTGGCTCTATGCCGATCCAGCTTGGGGTGAGAAGGGCTGCTACAAAGCTGTTATCTCCATAGGTTATGACGGTAATCGTTTCTACGTAATCCATGTCTGGATACGTCAGACAGAGAACACCAAGTTCTTCCGATACTACTATGATGCTTATCAGGAGTTGGATCGCACTTACAGAGTTAAAGCCCGGGCAGCCTGTGAAACTACTTACGGACAGGCTCGTATCCTTGCTGACTTCGACAGGTGGGCTACTGATAACCATCTGCCACCCATATCCCATCGCATCAAGCGTATAGACAATAAAGACAACAAGAACCTGCGCATCGAGAGAACTGAGACCATCATCGAGACAGCCAAAATACTATTCCCGGAGGGTCAGGATACGCCTACGTTGATCAGTCAGTTCCTCACTTATCCTGATGGCTATATCGATGCCTGTGATGCTCTGGCAGGCTGTCTGGAACGCTTCTCCGAATACGATATTGGCAGGAACAGAGTCAAGGTTCGGAGATTTCACTTCTGATGAACTATTACGATAAGCTGATGTTGGAGTACTACCGGGTCCTCAACAATGCCTGGAAAACCGAGATAAGGGATGCGACCAGGCTAGCCATCCAAATGCTGAGTGATATGCCCAGAGCCGAGAAGATCAACAAGGACTCCATAGATAAGCTTATGAGCATCATCAATACCCAGTTGGGAGATGACTTCGCTGCACTGGTCAATGAGCCCACCAAGGCGATAATAGACCGCTGTGTGCGGCTCGGACTGAGAGATACCCAAGTGCAAGCCCCCACCAAAACCACAATCGGGCTCTGGGGTATCGAAGATCAGCATCTCTCTTCCACCATCCAGAAACAGCAGTTGTTCTGGATCGGGAACCACTTCGAAGCCGATGTGCGCCGGAACTTCGCAGATACTCTCACAAAAGCAATAGAGCAAGGTTATACCAAAGAGATGCTTGCTGCTACCCTCAAAGACCAGTTTAATGATCTCGCCAACCACTCATCCCACTATTGGCAGGGACTGGCTGAACACACTGCACTCAGAATCAGGGAGTTCGGAAGGCTGCAAGGCTATAAGAAAGCCAAAGCCAAGTACTACAAGCTGGTGGTGATCCTGGATGACCGCACCAGCGACATCTGCCGGGCTCTGGCTGCCCAGGATAGGGTCTATCCGTTAAACGATGCCACTGAAGTGATGAATAACCTCATGGCTCTGGATACCAAGTCCAACAGCCTGGATGATGCCAGAGACTACATCAAAGCCTTGGCCCCATGGGTCAAGGACGATCAGATCGAATACGACTCAGATATGAACCCGGTAGGTGTCTCCGGAGCGCATACGCCCTTCCCACCATTTCATTGGAAGTGTAGGACAACGACAGTAATTCTTAACTGATGAACTTTGTAGTTTGACTAATAAGCGAGCCTAAGAACCGATTAACATAATCTTGAAATCTGGTGATATCGGATTCTGAGACAATAATTTGATCCCCCTCAACCCATTTTGAGTTGATTTGAGCAAGAGCTGCATTTGCTATTCCATTGTTATGCTTATACCGATTATTAATAATTCTAACCTCTTGGATTTCATTGTAGCAAACCAAATCCACTGACATGTTGGTGATCACTCCCAGATTCTCCATTCTTTTCAAGAGTTTATCTAGTTCAGATATTCTTTTAGGGATTCTAACTACCTTAAGTGCTTTTTTTGTTTGATTCTCTAAGTAATGGTATAGCATCGTTACCACATTCGCTTGAGCAAGATGTTTCATTTCCTCTAAAACTATCCCATCCTCTGAAACATATTCAATTAATATCTCTTCAGTCTCTTGATCATGCTTCTCTTTTTTGATTCTTTGAATCTCTTCCATTGTGGGCTTTTGATCATTAAGGAAACTCTCTTCGAGCTTCAAAAAAACCGAACCAATTATTTCTATTTGTTGCTCAAGCTCATTTGTTAGAAATTCAAGATAACGCTTCTTTACTCTCACCATATCAATCATAATGATTCTCCTATCTGTTAATGATTTAGTAAAATAGGTTTCAGTTGTTCAATGGATTTTTCCTGCAGTGCCGATTCTAACTCCCCATACTTCCATCCTCTTCGGCTATCAGCGACTGCTCTCAAGTCTTCAAAACTACCGCTATAAGCAGTTACCAAATAAAATTGTTTCCCAATTTCAATGAACCACGCAGCCCAATTATGTGTAAAGGTGGTGGCATCGACTGCTCCAACGAAGTAAAAATCCTCTATCGGACTGGGAGTATTACTGCGGTAAATTACATAGCAGGAAGGGGTGCCGGGATTCCCACTAATAGTCTGGGTCACTGGATTCCAGGTTAGTTGCACATGTCTATCCCGGATGATTTCCATCGTAAGACCTGTTGGTGCAGGGAATCTTTGCAACCAAGCCATCACTTCTTCAGATGCAGCACTTTCGTTATCAACCCAATCAATAGCTGTTATCTTGTAATACACAGCGGTGGTGTCCAAACCAGTGAACTGGTTGTCGATAAACCAGTTATGGTCTGCGTCAACAGTGCCCTTTAAAGACCATAAGGTATCATGTAACCCTCTGCGAAACACTTTATAGCTATACACACTGTCTGCAAGAGCATTCGCCGTCCAGGACAGATATATCTGATTCATGTCGCTTTGTACTTCGTCGAAAGTTAAACCAAGGGGTGCGGTAGGTGGGTTATAATCCACTTTTACGGTCACAGGAATGTAGAGAGTATCACGAGGTTCTGGGGCGTTGGATACAATTCTGGCGGAAGTTTGGTAGAGGCCATCAGAAAGAGAGGAGCCGTTAATCGAAATAGAAGTAGTTTGAATACTTGATGTTTCCAATATTCCTGAACTTGGATAAAAATCCAGCATGCTTACATAAGTTACTGCATTATCAATCTCTAGTATGCATTGCACATTTCCATTCCAACCTGAATCTGTTGAATCGTTCCACCAGCCAGAATTATTCCAATTGATCTCTACAAAGTCTTCTAACCCACCAGCGTTGTCTGGTTGGCTTGGTGCCCAATTAGTATATAACAATGGTTCTCCAGTAACCCACATATAAGTACCTTCAGAAATCTGATCGGTTAAGCCTATCCACATTCTCGTGGGACTCGAGCAAAAACTATTCTCAGCTGCACTAGTTATTGTGACTAAGTGACCACCATTTCCTTCACATAGTGATTTAGCTGAAGACCAAGACATGCTGGAATTACTTTTATAGTATCTATGCCCATTAAATATTCCGATAGCAGAAAAACCTGAAATCGGTGGAATGGTAAGGCTTGGAGAATAACTATCGGTACCGCTAATAGTGTAATCTAGTTTGCCTATACCTGTATTTGTGATATCAAGCGAAGTGTTTACAGTATTCCCAGTGGTATTAAGTTTTACCGTAATCTCAGTTGGTTCAACGGCAATATCTCCAGGTGCAACTGTAAAATTTATTATCACAGGAATGGAAGGAGTGTCATTATCATTTGAAATTACGTACAATGTATCTGTGAATACATTTGCAGTAAGATTTTGTGCGTTTAGATTTAACTCAACTTGAGATTGTTGAAAAGATGCAAGTATACCTGACACGGGACTTGCAGCTATGTATGAGGGTAAACCATAAATATGTCCGAATTCAAGCACAGCGTATGATAAGTAAGTGTTTTGATGATCATTCCATTGAGCACCAAAAGTAGTAAATCTAATATGAGCATAATCTTCATTACTGGAATTATCAGGTTGTCCGGAATACCAATTTGTATATGTTATTGGTTCACCATTAGACCATCGGAAAGTCCCTTCAGTAACTTCATCATTTAGACCTATCCAGCTTGTTCCAATTGTATTTTGGTATACGAAATTATTTTCACCTGCACTTGATATAGTAGCCAGATAACCTCCATGTTGTTCGCATAGTGTCTTTGCAGCTGTCCAAGTCATTGTCGAAGAACTACGATAATAGCTATGACCATTGAAAATACCCATAGCAGTAAAGCCTGAAATTGAAGGCAATAAACCATTATCTATGCTACTAATACTGTAGTTTAATTGGTAGTTACCATTATTCGCTATTGTAAATTCTGCCGTTCCCGTATATCCCTGTCCCACGGTTACATTTATCACTTGGGGAGTTACTACGATATCTGGTTGCAGATGCGCCGTCACTTCATTGGAAAATCCGCTTTCGATGGTGTTCATGCTAACTGCTTTAACCCGGTAGAAATAGTCAGTATTGGCTACAGCCGTAAAGTCTGTATAAGTGGTTTGAGTGCCGGGCACTTCTGCCAAAAAGACATCCGCTGGAGATGTAGTCTTACGGTAAATCTTGTAGGTCAGGAAGTCCTGTGGAGAGCCTGTCCAGCTAAGGCTAATGTCGTTCACAGCTCCCATTGCGGTTAGGTTAGTAGGAGTTACCGGAGGAGTATCGTTATAAACAATGAAGTTATCAATGTACTGTGTTACTGTTGATCCTGTCCCGGCTCTGAAAGTAAATCGTGTGAAGTCGGTAACTGCCAATCCTGCAATGTTATCAGCTACCAGGTTGTTATTTACCCAGAGAGAAAAGCGGTCGGTATCGATATTCACTTTCAGTTTGAAGTTTGCCCAGGTATCTGTTGCCAGACTCCCAATTGTGATGGGATTGGAGAAGTCACTTGTGTTGTCATAGTAGAGATTGCCTTCATAATCGTGCCGCAGATAGGTCACTGTGCCATTGGGGAAAGCATCTGCCAGCCAGTTATTGGAGGTGATTTTCCAGTCGTAGCTTACATAGTATATCCCTGAAGTGATGCCGAGTGAAGTAAAATCCCGCCGGACACCTTGCAGACTATTGGAAACAACTTTCATACTGCTATTTTCGATGATAGGACTCACAGGTCCGATATTCGTCCAGCTATTGCCTACAGCAGAGCCTTCCGTACGATTGAAATCATCATTAAACAAAACTACGCCATACTGCAGATAAACGATCATTATCATGCATACCAGCATTAGTGTCCTTTTCATTATAACCTCCATTGGTTTTTATAATGATATTTATGTTGGTCTCTTTTTGATTCAGCATAAGTGCTCTATCTGTTGAGTTATACATTCATCAAGCTTATCTGTTAGTTTGATATCGGGATCGGGTTCAACCAGTTCACCTCGGAATGCTTTAGCTAAGATGGACTGCTCAATTTTCTCGATACGTGCCACTGCTATCCAATATTTGGTTTCCAAAGAGTCTGCTATGTTAAACAACCGATCAACTTGATTAACTATCTCCAGCTGCTCTTCGGTGCTTGGATTAGGGACTTTCAATGCCCCCAATATGCCTTGATTCAAGTTGGGCATAGTAGAACCAATTGAACCATTGTATATCAGTTCTTGGGTGGCTGGATTCTGAAAGACCATCCTGAAAAAGTAGGGATTCATTTTAACTCTAACTATAAAAGTGCCTGTACCTGCTAACCAACCGACTTCTTGTTTAGATACTAAGCCACATTTACTCAGGTCCCCCCTACGAGATAAGATGATGTCATTCTCTTTCAATAAATACCTTGATAACTCTTGTGCCTTTTCAGAGCATACTGTAACACTAAGATCAGGAATTATCTCGTTGCTTATGATATTAGTAGGGTTTATTACTGGTATGCCATTCTTTATATAGTCACTCTTATGGAGCATCGTGCCGAAAGGTCCTGTGGAAATCGACTCTGCAATCTCAGCTAACGCCATTTCATCCCATTCGGTGTTGAGAGACTTTTTGATTCTCCAATCCTCTGTAAGCCTTCCAGAGCAAGCAGCACTTAGAATCCCCTGGCGGAATTTCTTGAGCAGTAGTGGGATACGATGCAGGCGATCTTTAACAGTTTTTAACCTTGGTAAAATGCTATCCAGTTGATTCACGATCTTCTGTTGGTCTTCAAGTATCGGTACAGGAACCACCACTTCATTGGCAAAAATAGAACTAATACCTCCTTGTGCGGCACCATGAAACGTAGACATAATCTGCGAGTTCCCATGGTCACTTCGGAGATAATAGTACAAGAACTTGCCAATCATATCATCAGATGACCTGCAAATAAACACATGCTCGTTTACGTAAGAAACTTCAAAGGGAAACTGATTATCTACATAGGATACCTTGCCTGTAGTAGCTCCATCCTTGACTATTAGTATATCACCACGTATAATCAGTCCTTTCCTGAGACTGGCCGCAAAATGTGTGGGGATGTATTTTATTTTTTTGAAGTTAAAACTTCCATCGGAGGTTAAATGTTCTGCACCTATACTGGGAATTCCATCATTGATGCCACTTACACCCCCTCGTGGTCGAGAGCCACTTTCAAGGCTCTTAAGAAGAGATTTAAGCGATTTTGTTTTTATGAAATCTACAGACATCTATTCACCTAGCAAAGAGGTCAGTTCGTTTAGTTCATATAGCACTGCTTCCAGTTCAGAGACAGCTTCAGAAATTAGATCTAACGGTTCAGGTAAATTTTCCGGATCATCCAGTGACTCATCTTTGAGCCATTTGATATCCAAGTTGTATTGCCTGGCTTTAATCTCATCAATGGAGAAAGTCCGGAATCGACCGGTCTCACCCTGATCTGTTCGCTTGTGGTTACCATTGGGATCAGTTCCGAAGCTCTGTTCGAAGTCTGTGAACATCGCAGCAGTCAGAGGTCTGTCTTTCTTGGTGCAGGAAGGGATATTGGAACGGCAGTCATATATCCAGGTATTCTTGGTGGGTTTACCTTTATGCATAAATATCACATTTGCCTGGGCATTGGCATAGGGGATAAACGTACCACGGGGAAGCCGGAGGATGGTATGCACATTGCAATCAGCCATTAGTATTTCGAATACATCTCCAGCTTTGTCCTCAAAAAGGCAGTTGTCTGGGAGTACCACTGCAGCCCGGCCACCGGGCTTGAGAATAGTAAGGATATGCTGCATAAAGTTCAGTTGTTTATTTGACGTTCTGATCGTAAAATCATCTCGCTCCGGTGCTTCGCCTGCTCCCTTGGTGCCGAAGGGTGGATTGGTAAGGATTACGTCGTAGCGCTCACGTCGATCAGGTTCGTAGATAGAATCCCCAAAGTATATCGTGGGGCTAAGGCCATGCAGAAAGAGGTTCATCAAAGCCAGTCGCCTGGGACGGGCAACGAGATCTTGACCATAGTAGGTTTGCTCTTTAATGCGTTTTATTACATTCTGAGGAATAGCACCTTTGGTTTGATGAATCAGCCATTCGTAAGCTGCGATTAGAAATCCCCCTGTACCACAAGCAGGGTCGCAGATAGTAACTGGTTGCTTGAGTGGATCAGGCTGCATTAATTTCACAATAGATTGTATCAGAACCCGGGGAGTAAAGTATTGTCCCGCACCTTTTTTACCTTCGCTGGCTGCCTTTTCCAGCAGACCTTCAAAAGCTTCAGCTTTCACATCTACACCCAGGGCAGACCAGTCTTCATCATCAATCACGTTAATAATCTTTTTCAAAGCAACCGGGTTGGCAAACTTAGGCATAGCTTGAGTAAAGATATCGCCAAGAAGTCCCTTTGAATCGCGGAGAGTTTGTAAAACAACAAGATAGTGATCAGTAAGAGCAGTTCCGTTTTTTGCTTTGAGAGCTGACCAATCACAGTCCGGGGGAAGATCAATATCCTTTTCTTCTGCCATCTTGATAAAGAGCAGGTATGTAAGTTGTTCTATATAATCGCCATAATCGATCCCATCATGGCGCATGGTATGGCACAAACCCCACAATTTATTTACAACATCAGCCATGTATATACATTCTCCTTAAGCAGTTATCTTGAGGGTTATCTCTGTGATCAGATCATCCAGGAGGGAGCCAAAGACCTTTCTGGCTCTGGCAAGGCCTCCATGCATTTCCAGGATCGGGATCAGGTTGAAAGCTTGTTTATCCAGGGTCAGGTTCTGGATCAGATGTTCTTTGATAAATGCGAGCCATTGCAATTGCTCTGAGTTGAAATCGTGGGATGCAATCATCTCTCCGATCACCCTTTCCACCCTTTCCTGAGCTGTAAAAAGGGGATAGATCTCATCCTCGGCATTGTGAATCATGGAGATGATGTCAGCCATTGCTTTGTGCCCTGATTTTTCATGGGCTTTCTGGACTTTATCCTCGTCAAAACTATTCCTTTTGAGTTCGTTACGTAGTTCTGTTAGTGCCTCATAACTCCATTTATAGGGGTTGTTGAGCAGGATGGACAGGGCTTCGATCTTGTTCTTATTCTGCCGCACAAACTCTGCGAAGGCATCCAGATAGTCTTCCGGCTTCATTTGCTCTTCGCCAATCTTGAACATGTATTCGGAACTTACGGAGTCCCTCTCAGCGTAATCTATGTAGAAGGGTTTCCTGGCTCGGTCATAATTGATCAAGAGGTCTTGGAACTTGGGATTTCTGAGGGTTCGCATCGTGCTGTTGAAATCATCCTTGAGCATCTTTTTGAGGTTATCAGCAAAGCCTTTTACATCACCATCAAGGATATAAACTTCGAATGCTTCCCTGGCCTTAGCGCTCATCGTTTCAGCAATCCTACGCAGGCGTTTGATCAACCGGTTCTTATTGTATTCGGGTTCGATGTTGTTCCAGATGTTTTCAATGATCTCCTGGATGGTAACGGTATGACCTTCCTCGCCTATCTCAATCGGGAAATCGTTGGTATTGTTGAAATACTGAATCAGGGTGCCATCAAAGCAATCAAAGATGGTGAAGCACTCTTTGTTGATCTCAGTGCATTTACGAGTGCCTCGGCCCAACATCTGGGTCCAGAGGATGCGGGATTTTACCGGTCTGAGGAAAACTATGTACTCCAATGCCGGGATATCTACTCCAGTGGAAAGCATATCGACTGTGACAACAACTGATGGCTCAGGACGGTTGCGAAAGCGTCTGATCTTTTCCAAAGGCTTATCTACATTAGGATTTCCGGTGATCTTTTGCACAAAGTCATCGCCCCGCATGAGAATCTCTCTGGCAGTGCGTACGAGCTGATCAGAATGGGACTTGTGTTGAATATCATTGACAGCGAAGATCAGCGTTTTAGGGAATCTGCCAGTACGTTTTTCATATTCAAGGGCATAGCTGAAGATCTCCGTGAGGATTTTCCGGTTACTGTCCAATGATGTGATGTTCTGCTCTATCTCACTGGCATCGAATTCCCTCACATCATCCAGGGCGTCGATCCTTTCCTGGCCTGTCTCGGTGTCTTTAAGGCCGATCTTCTCTCCTTCATTCAGGAAAATGCCATTGATCCGGACATTGGAGTTTATCTTCACTGCCTCATAATCCACCAGGAAGCCGTCTAATACGGCTTGTTCATAGGTGTAGCGATAAACTGGCTGACCGAAGATGGCTGTAGTATGAGCGGCAGGTGTGGCAGTCAGACCAACCTTGATGGCATCAAAATGGTTGATGGTATTCCGCCAAATCCCCTCATCCTTGGGAGTATAACCACGGTGGCATTCGTCTGCGATGATCACATCAAAAGCGTTATTTGCTATTTCAAGTCTGATGGCTTCATCGTCAATGTCTGGATCATCACCTTGTAGAAAGCTATTCTCCCTACCGAAGAGATTCATCGCCATGCGCTGGATGGTGCAGATATAGACGAATGACTTGGCAGTATCAGGTTGCGTAAGATAGCTATTGGGTAATACGCTTACATCAAACTTATCGCCTTCTTCAAAATCCTCACTTTGGAAGCGTTGGCTGAAGACTTCGTATTCCTGACTGAACTTATTGCGAGATGGGGTTTCAAAAGAGTGAAAGGCCACTGCGGCCTGCGCAGCTAATGCCCTGCGATCCACCAGAAAAAGGACTCTCTTGGCAAGACCAGATTTTAGTAAGCGATAGATCATAGCTACTGCTGTGTAAGTCTTCCCGGTACCCGTAGCCATCGCCAGCATCATCACTCTTTTGCCATTTATGATAGTGCTTTCAATTGATTGTATGGCTTCGGTTTGGTAGTAACGTATTTTATCCAGATCTATCGGATTCAGATGGAACCACTCGTAAGCATTGCCAACGGCTTGATTGAACATATCATTCATTGCCTGGCTTGTGTGGAATCCACTGAGTTCACGGGCATAGTATGAAGAACCCCGTAGATCAGCAAACCAGATGCGGGTTCCATTGGTCGCATAGATAAAGGGAACTCGAAAAGCGCTCCATTCACCCAGTGTGTTAGGACATCCTAAAGAATAGCGTTTTGCCTGTTCTAAGGCGTTTTGGGCATCAATCGAAACTCTCTTCGCTTCAATAATGCCAAGTAGCTTACCTTGGACAAATAGCGCATAATCTGCAAATCCATTCTGGGTGGGGTATTCTTCCACTGCATGATGCGAAAGAACTGATGTATCCCTTACTTGGCTATAATGGATTATCTCCCACGCTGGATTTAATGACCGAAGCTGAGTATCAATACGTTGTTTGCGAGTTAGCCATTCACTTTCGTACATGTACATGCCTGCAACCGCTGTTAAGGAGTTGATGTATCAAAAGTACTTTTTCAATTTTTTACCATCTTTATCTGCCCATTCTGCATAACCATTGGAGTTCCGACCCAAAACAAAGCCCGATGCTCCTGATGGTTTCTTGAAAGTTAAATCTTCCTGTAATATGAATTTACTTTTATCAGGACTCAGAGTAATCTTTCCCTCTTGTTCCAGTGTTTTACGAAATTGAGCATATGATGGGGACATACCTGGTTTAAATTGCTTGGTGACCTCAGAATTCTTATGAAGAATGAATCTCCCTGAGTCAAGGAAGCAAATACCGGATGCCTTAATACCCTTTACAGATAAAAAAACCTTAATGCTTTTTGGAGGAGGAGGTGGTGGTGGTGGAGTTTTACCCTTTCCATATGCGATAGTCGTTTCCCATTTCTTTATAACAACATCTAGTCTTATATTTACATTGAACCTTTCTTTGATTAGTTCAACTGCCTTGATATATTTATCTCCCTTATTGTTGGTCATATCGATAGCATCATTTTTAACTGCTTGAACCTTGGATATGATGCAATATTCCTTGAGCATGGATTCTGCAATTTTCTTAATTTTGCTCGGATATAGAGACCTAGCCAGAACTAAACTAAACAACTCTGCAAGTTTATCTGTAGTGTTCTTCAATAGGTCGATATCGTTAAACATGCGCTCAAGAAAATCCCCACCTTGTGATGGCATAAAGAACTGCCATTTGATGCCATCAGTCAGAATCCCAATTTTCGGTGATTTATAATTGCAATATCGAAAGATCTGGGTTTGGGACGTAGTGAGTGACGTTTGGAGAACCCTGCAAGCTTTTATTTCAAAATGAACTTGTGGTTTATCTAAATCTCTCCCTGGGAGCAAGAGAGTGACATCAACCTTACCTTTATTTGGATCAGCCTCTAAATCCGCCGCAGTCATAGGAACATTATACTCAGTATAGTATTCTTGAGGGTCCCAAACATTCCACCCCAATGATTTACAGATTCTAGTCACTAACGAAATCCGCACATGTTGCTCGTTTTCATAACGGTTTTGCACTAACTTGGCCTTGATGTCATCAAGAACAGATACTATATCTTCCATTATCGTTCCTCGTATTTTTTCCCCATTTACCTAAATCCTCAAAGTGATTTTTTGTCAATCCTAAAATCATTGGCATCCTTGCTCATCCTGATTTGTCAGCATACAGGGTAGTGCTTTCCTGGCTCTGGATCGACGATCACATCTGGAACAAGGAGTTAGCATGACCGAAGCGTTGATGAATCGAATCAAAGCTCAATTAGTCAGACATGAAGGTCTGAGACTAAAGCCATACCGCTGTACCGCAGGCAAACTAACCATCGGTATCGGCCGCAATCTCGATGACCGGGGAATCTCCCAGAAAGAGGCTTATGCTATGTTAGAGAGGGATATCCAAGACTGCGAGCAGTGGTTGATTGACGAGATTCCCGATGTTTACAATAAGCTCGATGAGGTTCGCCAGTCGGTGCTGCTAAATATGTGCTTTAATCTGGGTATAAAGGGACTACTAGGCTTCAACAACACCTTGGCTTTTATCGGTGCTGGGGACTGGGAGCGAGCAGCCAATGGCATGCTTGCCTCCAAGTGGGCTAAACAAGTGGGAATGAGAGCCATTGAGCTCTCCGAGATGATGAGGAAGGGCAAGTGATTCCTATCCCGGTCGAGACCGATGCCATGCTCGCTATTCTCAACCTGCCCAAGGAGATGTCCAACAATGGCATCTTCAAGGAGCATCAGGGTCTGGTGCTTGAGATTATCCACTCACTGGTTCTGCAGGAGCACTTTGATCGGGCAACTCACGAAGATATGCCGGAAGAGGAGCCTTTCCTGATTTCTTTTCGTTTTGGGTTTGCATTCCTGATGCTGCACAGTACTTGCGAGTTTCTTAATTTAAAAACCCTGGGCGAGGGAATAGTAAAGACTGTAGGTTTAGACCAGTCCGCGACCGAACTACTCACAGGGAGCGAAATTGACGCCTTCAAAGCCAACCTTGAGCTAAGAGCACTGACCATCCTGCAAGCCTATCTCAATCCAGCCGGTCTGGATCGCTTAAACGAACTCAAACCCAGGCAGCCTCGTGCTATCCGGGTGGGAGTGATCTGATGCCTGAACGTGATCTTACTTCTCCGGATGAGCTGATGATCGAGATCTACCGGGCTATCTATGCCGCCATTGAGAGTCGACTGCATCTGATCGGATCGGTTATTGATGCTGACTCCCGCAGGGAGATTTTGGCACAGCAGATCTATGACAAGGGCGACTTCTATGGCAATACCGGCTATCTGCTCCAGACCACCGATACTGCCATGATCCTGAGAGTAGGCTCGAACGTTCGTCATGAGCCTTTCGTTTTGGGCGGCAAAGTGCCTTCCTGGACTCCGATCGCCCCCCTTATCGCCTGGGTCGAACGCAAGCACCTGTCTTGGACTGATAAAGAGACAGGTAAGCTGCTGACCGTAGCCGAGATCGCTTATCTCATCAGGGGCAAGATCAAGCGGGAAGGCATCGCCGCCCGTAACGTATTCGCTTCTGTGATATCTAACCGGGAGCAATGGATCTATCAGCAGTTGCACGATATCGAGGTGAGCCTGTGACCGCACTTGAGAAGTACCAAGCAGAACGCAACCGCATCTCCGAGGCACTGAATCTTGCTGGAGTGGCTGAGACCCTATACAACAAGGACAATATCCCCAAGAACCTGCCTTGCGCCATCCTGATCCTCGATTCCGAGGCAGGCAAACATGGCACCTCCCGGCAATATGTTGATACCGATATCGCTTGGACGATATTCCTGATCGTCAATGCCCAGAACGTCACTGATCCCGATTCTGCCTTGTATCAACTCAAAGAGAAGTTCCGCTCCTTCTACCTCAAGCTGATGAACCGGGACCTGCCCAGTGTGGAATACTATACCAGCCGGATAGACGGTACTCGCCTGGTCAGGATTGCCAAGATAGACCTGCTGAAGAGCGGTACCGGAGCGAGCTCATGAGAGTGATGCGTATAGGTGCCTATAACCTGGCGATCAGCTCAGCCAGTGATCTCCTGGAGACAAAATTCAAGCCTGAGCCGATAGATCTATCCAAGTATCAGCGGATCGGTAAGCAGTTGGTATCCAAGGCTGCCGAGACCAAGAAAGTGGTCTCTCAGCCCTACTCGATGAGCAATCTGCTTAATCTCCTGGATACCGATGAGTATCACTCCGGCTGTATCGATGCTCTGACGATGGCTACCATCATGCAGTTTGACTGCAAGAACAGCCAGGTGAAAGCCTGGATAGAAGCCGCCGAGTTCCCTGCTTGTGAAGACCAGACCACTATCCTGGCAGAGCTGATGAAGTTCTATCTCGCCTGCGGTAACGGCTTCCTGATCAAGATGCGGAACGCCCAAGGTCAGTGGATGGGACTGGAGCGCATGCTGCCTTCTGAAGTTCAGATCGTGGAAAACTATAACGAGTTCGGCTTCTTCAAGCCCAACTATATCCAAGTGAAGAATAGCCAGAAGAAGGACTTCGCATACGAGGACATCATCCACGTGAAGAAGTCCACCCATAGATCAAACGCCTGGGGCCTAGCCTGCCTACCAATAGCCATCAACATCGAGATCTTGGGTGAGATCAAGACCTTCGACTATAACAACTTCAAGAATGGCCTGATGATCGACTATTTCGTGATCGTGGAAGGCGGAACACTTAGGGATGGAACTGTCACCGATGAGCAGGGCAATGAAGTGCTGACCGATGCATATACCGAGATCGAGAAAGCACTCACTGAGGTCAAAGGTAATGCCAAGAGCCACTCCACTGTGCTGATCGAGAGTGAGAGCCGGGACGTGAAGATACGCCTGGAACCGCTCAGACAGCAAGACCGGGAAGGCGGCTTCTTAGGGCTTAAGAAAGACCTCAGGGAAGGCATCCTCGCCTATCACAGAGTCCCGGCCAGGATCGTCTCACAACTCATTCCTGGGCAGCTGGGTGGCGATAACAGTAGCGACATGCGAATGTTCTACCAGTTCGTGGTCAGACCGCTTCAGAATCGCCTTGCACTCGCTCTAGCGAACGAATTTAACTTCGACTTCGGATGGAGTGTGAAGCCAGATGACTTCAACTTCGGAGACCTTACACAAGCAATCCAGTCTGCTGATGATCAATTGTTTATGCAGAACCGCAGCTTTGGAGCGCAGTAAACTATGCACAACTACATAACTAACAATCAACAACAAGGAGGTAGCGTGAATCGTAAACGCACCATTCAAAAGGGAGAACTTCGCAACGTGGAAGTAGAGCTGGTCTCGCTTCTATTCGATGAGATGACTCCTGCCAATCAGAAGGGCTTTGTGGTCAAGAATGCCTCAGGCAGAAGCTTTGAACACAAGATCAACTCCACCAAGTTCAAGAGTGAAACGAGTGGCACTCAGGGACGGCTTTACGTCACTCTAATGGAACCCAATATCCACGATTCCCAGGGTGACTATTACACCCGGGAAGAGATTCAGAAATCCTGTGATCACTTCGCCAAGCATGGCCTGGTCGGCAAGTGCGATGTGAACCACAACATGCAACCCGTACCGGAGTTTACCGTAGTAGAGAACTACATCCTCAAGACCAGTGACAGAGAGCATTTTCCCGATGCTAAAGTCGGCTCCTGGGTGCAAGTCCTCAAGTGTGAAGATCTCAACTCTGATCTCTGGCAGAAGGTCGAGAAAGGCGAGTTCAATGGAGTCTCTATCTACGGACGAGCCGATGACTACCGCAGTGCGGAAGCGAGCCTGACCGAGATCAAGAACGAACTCAATTCGCTTCTCAAGGTTGCGGAGCACAACAACAACTCCGAGCTGCAGAAGGGGATCACCGCCATCACTGAGAAGATCAGTGAACTGGAGAAGGGTAACCCCAACCTCCAGCTTGGCGATGCCATCAATAGCATCGAGAAGAGCCTCAAAGACCTCTCCGTAACCATGAGCAGAGCTATCTCCAAGAGCATACCGGGAGAGCCGGACAGCAATCAGCAAACCACTGATCGTGAAGTCAGCATCGATGGCAACAAGATTATGGTCAAGGCTGCGCATCGAGAGATCTACAAAGGCATCTCCGATGTGGACTCCGGCAAGGCCATGAACATCCTCTCGGCCAATACCACCAGCCTCTTCATCGATGAGGTGATTGGATCGCAGCCTGGAGATACTCTCTCGGATATCTCGGTCCTGCCACTGCTCAAAGACGAGAAGATCGACGTCGGTCTGATCGATGACCTTGTCTTCAAGAACTCCCTGGATGGAGCTCTGACGGCTCAGAACGTATCAACTGCCGACCTCTCCGTACCTACCGGGATACTCAATGCCGAGTTCACCTTAGGTAGGGATGTGGTCGAGTTCTACAAGGACAAGTATGGCGAAGATGCCTTTGGAGCCTATGTGGAGAACCACATCGCCAAGAAGACTGAGAAAGCCATCCGCTTGCTCCTCTTCAAGGGTGATCGAGCCTCCGCCACTGCCAAGATCAAGGCTCTGGATGGAGTGATCAAACTCGCAACCACCGCCACCGACGTCACCAACCTCTCCAAGACCACCTACAATGACTGGGCGAAGCGCTTTGAAGCCGCTCTCCTGGCATTCTCCGATGAGATGTTAGAAGAGCAGGAGAACTTCAAGTTCTACGTGGCTCACAAGGATCTGATCCGCATCCGGGCCGAACTCGCCAAGCGTGAGACCGGAGCCGGAGATCGCTTGCTGCTCGAAGGCGGCAACGTATCCTTTGCGGGTATCCCCGTAAAGCCCCGTCTCATGGATGCCGATTACATCATCGGCGGACTGCCCAAGTTCATTATCGTCGGCTATCGTACCGATGCCGAACTCAAAGTAGAACACCACGGAAGCGATTGGAAGTACCACTGGTACATCCG